CCCACCAGTTCACGAGCGGGTCCACAGGCGAGGTCTGAGTGTCGTTGTAGGTGGCCACGTACTGGAACGGGCCGAAGGAGCCCCCTGCGGCCGTCCACACGATGTCCGTCGCAGCCACGGTCGCAGTACCGGCTGCCTCAGACAGCGTGTTCTGCACGTCGCTCCCGCCGGCGGGGTAGCCGTTCTGCGCGGTGATCTCCGCCAGGTCGGCCTTGACGGCATCGAGGGATGCAGATGGTGCGGCATTGCTGAGGTACGCCTTGAAGACGTGGCCAGCTGCCGAAAAGTCGTGCTTGGCCAGCAGCAGTTGTTCCGTAAAATCTTGAAACTTGTTGAAGCCAGCGATATGGCTACCCGTCCTTTACGTTAGGACCGCGCGATCTCAAGGCTCCCGCTCCCCGTGAGCAAGGGCGCGAGCAGGGCCTGAATGCGGGGGAACCGCGCCAGCCCCGTGGGGCGCTGGTACGGCTGCCACCGCGTCGTCAAGACATCAACGGTTTTCTCGATCACGCCGGCGTTGGGGTCCGCCGCCGCAAGGTCCGTCGTGCCGGAACGCAGGAACTCGAAGGCGAGTTCGATCTGCGCATCCTTCACGCGCTGCGGTAGCTCGGTGTCGGCGAACCAGAAGTCCGTCGCGAGCACCGTCCCGAGCAGCGACGGCGCATCCGGGTCCTCCGCATAGGCTCGCGGCCAGGCGAGGGCCTGCGTGCTCGTGGTGCGGCCCGCAATCCAGGGCAGCGTCGTGAGTTCTCGCTGCGCCTCGATGAGGGCCGCCTTCTCCGTCTCGGTGCAAGTGGAGCCCGAAACGGACACCCACGTCGAGGGGAGGTTGAGCCGCGTGGCCGCCCGGGCAATGGCCTCCGTCTCCGTCACATAAGAGTTGGCCGTGGCCGAGCCGGAGGTGGCCACAATCGTGATGGCCACTTACTCGCCCTGCCCCTTCTTGGCCTTTGCTCCCCTGCCCCCTTCGGCCGGCGCTGCCACGGCGCCTCCGGTGGCAACCGAGAGGATGGCGCCCCCCGACGCGACGGCGAGCGTGGCCACCGGCGCCTGCGGGACGCCGACATGTGTGGGCGCCGTGGCCGGAGGGCTCACGGTGACACCCTCCGGCGGTTCGGCGGTACATTCCCCATTCTTGAGCAAGAGTCTCGCATCCACAGGCCAGCGTTCAAGCTGCTGGCCCTTGGCATCCCACACGATCCACTTGCCTTCCGTCGTCTTGAGCATCGAGCGCCTCCAGCCTGCGTGTAAGGTCGGTGGCCCTGGCCCTTAGGCGGCCAGGACAGCGTTCGCGATGTAGTTGATGCCGGTCGCGATGGTGCCCTGCACCTCGGTGAACATCCGCATGTAGCGGTATGTGGTGCCGCTGATCTCGTTGGTGAACGCCAGTTCGTAGCGCCCGACGGCGCCATGATCTGCCGAGTCCTTGGTCACCGAGCTATCGCCGATGTCCAGGGCCGGCCCGCCCACGATGCCCGAGGCGAACGTGGACGAGTTCGAGAACTGCGCCTTGACGAGGTAGCGTTCATCCCCGGACGCCACTTCGACGGCCGTGGTGTCCACGATGACGCGCCCATCCACTCGGCTCGCGCCGAGGTCGAGAATCTTGTCCACCCCGCCGACCTGGGCCGCCGCATCGGCCGCCACCAACCCGGCATCCTTGAGCCGCAGGTTGTAGTCGAACGTGAAGTCGATCCGATTCCGTGGCATACTCACATCTCCCGAAAAGAGGGGCGCACCGCCCCGGTGATCCTACGCCGTTACGGCAAGCCCACTGCGATCCAGTTGACCTTCTTGCTGAACGCCGTGGCAGCAACGAGCGTCGGATTGCCCGACGCGCCGCCCGTCGTCGGCTTCCACGTCTTGATGAGCACGCTGCCCGCTGCCGGTGTCCCGGCCTGGTCACCAATGGTCGCGGCCGCGAGCGAGGCCGTGTCCGTGGGGTCGTCCTGGAGCGTGGCCGTGACCTGCAAGACTCGCGAGAGCCCGGTGACCACCGTGTCCGATGCGGCCACGGTGGTGTGCTGCCCGAAGGCGAGCGCCAGGTTCTCGTCGAAGGCTTGCCGTCCGGCCCCGGTCAGGGTGGCGCCGACCAGCTTGAAGGCGGGCATTAGGCCACAACCGCCGCATTCGAGATGCCGCCCAGCCGGGCAATGCACTTCGGATGCTCGGCGACGAGCGACACCAGCCACTCGACGCGGGTGGTCAACGACGGGCTCGCCTGATCTTCCCCGAGGTCCCGCACATCCATGACGCCGTTCTGAATCCCGCTCAAGTAGCCATCACCGAGCGAGACGCAGTAGATCGACGTGGACGTGGTGCCGGCCGGAGTGCCGCCCACATCGCCCGCCTCATCGAACGCCAACGGCTCCGTGCCGTCGTTGTCCGGGTACGGCTCGACCATCGGGATGCCGTTGTACGTGGCGATCTGGCGCCCGAAGGCATCCGGTTGGAACACCACGAACCCGCCGACCGTGGTGGTGCGGGCAGCCTGCGTGAGGCGCTGGATCAGCGTCTTGTTCATCCAGAGTTGCTTGTTCGGCCCTGCGACCTTACCGATCAACTGGTCGAGGATGAACAGGGAGAGGGCGTCCCCCGCATCCGTGGTGCCCGCAGCCACGAGCTGGGAACTGCCGATCGGGATGCGCACCTGCAACCCATCGAACTCTCGCGGCTCGGCGATGGAGTCGCCCTTGATGATCTTGTTGCTGATCGTGGCCGAGAGCGCCTTGGCCTTCATGCTCTCGTGCGTCGCGCGCGTGTCAGCGCCGAACATCTTGACGAGCGCCGGGTCCACGGTGAGGTCTCCACCCGCGACGCGCAGGGCTTCGACGGCCGGGTTGATGATGCCGGCCGAGGCCACATACGCCTCGTTGATGGCGCGGAAAGCGATGCCCGGCAGCACGCCTTCCTGATTGTAGGCATAGCTGTTGCCGGGAATCGAGCGAAAGGGCAGGTTCGCCAGCCAGGCGGAGGTCCGCGCGAACGTGGCAATGACGCCCGCTCGCTTGGTCTCGCCATTGGCAAGGGCGATCTTGGCCGATTCAAGCAAAGTCAGGGATGGCATAGCGCGTCCTCAGGGGTGCAGGTTGATGGTGCCCCCTCGAACTACGCTGCCCTGGAAACACGCAAGGGCCGGAGGGGATTCGCTGCGCTGTTCCGATGGGATCACCCCACCACAACGGCGCCGGAATCACTCCGGCCCTACGGCGCTCAATCATCTTAGAGGAGCGCGACTCTAGCTTGGTGAGATCACCTCACCCCGACGGGTGCCGGAATCACTCCGACCCTACAGCCCTGCCCCCGGCTACGACTCGTTCGCCTGCGCGATTGCGGTGGCCGGATTCTTGACCAGGTCCTCGAACGTCACCTTCCCACCCGGCCCACTCCCGCCACTGGTGAGCGAGGGGCTAGTCGTGCCACCTGCCCCACCGCCTGCCGCCTTGGTGCCCTGCACCCATTCGGGCCGCTGCTTGAGGATGCTCTGGACATGCTTGTCGAGCGGCTTGCCCGGTTCGGCCTTGACCATCGGCTTGCCGTCGGCCGTGAGGTCGAACTCATCGCCGTGCATCTTCCAGAAGTCCTCGGTGCGCTTGTCGAGCGCCCCATGCTTGCGGAACTCACTCTTGACCACCTCGACGAGCTTGATGCGCCGGTTTTCCGACCGCGCCTCATCTCGTTCCTTGAGCGCGAGATCGCGCTCCTGCTCGGCCGCTTCCCGCACGCGGCGATAGCCCGCTTCAAGTTCGGTGGAAGAGAGACCGGCCTTCTCACCCGCAGCCTTGGCCGCGGCTTCCGCGGCTTCCTTGGCGGCCTTGCGCGCCGTGGCTTCGGCAGCCTCACGGGCCTTGCGCTCCTCGGCCAGCGCCTTGGTGAGTGCGGCGCTCCGGTCAATCGGGACAAACTTCCCGTCCTTCTCCTCGTACTCCTCCTCAAACCCCTTGGGGATGAGGTCCTTCTTGTCATAGGTCGGCAGAGCCACGGAATCACACCCCTCAGGTTGCGCGCGTGCCGCGCGACAAAGGCCAAGATGCAAGGTTGGGGCGCCGATGGAAAGCCCCCCCCACCGGCTAGGCGACCCGAGCCCGCCCTCCGGCGAAGGCCGGCCGCCGTGCCGCCTGCGGGTCGCGGGCCGTGAAGTAGACCGCAATGCAGCGGCAGTTGTAGGTGGACTCCCCCGGCGTCATCTCGCCGTTGGAGAAGTGCTCGTCCCACCCGACGACTTCATCCTCCATAGCCACATGCTCCTCCCGCTCCCGATCATCCAGCACGCCGGCCCAGCGCTTTATGAGATGGCCCCCGTCCACGTCGCCCCGCTCGACGGCCGCTTCCCAGGTGAGGCGTTGCCCGAGCTTCTGGGCGTTGTTCGCCATCGTCCGCGCGTTGGTCTCCGCGTTCCACGCCAGAAACTTGCGACGGTAGGCCTCCGTCATCTTGGCTATCTGCTCAGCACTCAAGCCAAGTTGTGGGGACGCTTGGACGGTGCCCGTGCCACCTTCCGCCAC